GGAACCGCGTCCAGAATTTCGGACGTTGTCGCCCAAACTAAATCAGGTTGGGGTGCAAGTCGAGCAAAATACATGGGGGAATTAATTGCTGAAACCATGACTAAAACCCCAACCGCATCTTACTCAAATTCAGCAATGCAATGGGGGTCAGACACCGAACCAGAAGCTGCAAAGTCTTATTCTTTTTATAGGGATTTGGAACTGGAAATGGTGGGATTTGTAAATCACCCAAAGATTGACCAATCAGGATGCTCGCCAGACCGCCTTGTTGGGAAAGATGGATTAGTTGAAATTAAATGTCCTCACACTCACACCCACATTGAAACCTTGCTTGATGGGAAAGTTCCTCAAAAATATCTAAATCAAATGCTCTGGCAAATGGCTTGTACAGAAAGACAATGGTGCGATTTTGTATCTTTTGACCCACGAATGCCTGTGAAAAATCAAATTTTTATTAAAAGGGTTGAGCGAGATCAATCAAAAATTGATGAGTTAGAAGAAAAAGTTATTGATTTTTTAAACGAAATGAACAAGAAAATTAATGAATTGGAGAGTTTAAATGTTGAATAAAGTCATTTTAATTGGGCATCTTGGCAAAGAACCTGAGACAAGACATTCTCAAAATGGGAAAAAAATAGTTAACTTTTCATTAGCTACTACTGAAAAATATAAAAATGAAGAAAAGACCGAATGGCATAAAATTGTTATTTTTAATGATCATTTATCTGGTATTGCTGAAAAATATTTGAAGAAGGGTTCCAAGATATATTTGGAAGGCAAAGTCCAAACTCGTAAATGGGCTGGAAACGATGGCGTAGATAAATATATAACTGAAATAATTTTAGGTTTTAATTCAGTTTTGCAAATGCTAGATAGCCGAAATAACAGCCCACAAAGCGCATCTGTTACCTCTGAGGCAGTAGCACCCTCAGAAACTTCTTCACACGCTCCTACGGCTGAATTAGACGACCAAATCCCTTTTTAAAGAGGTGCATTATGAAAGATGAGATATTTGCTTACTTAGATGCCTTGCATGAGAAAGCTGACGCGAATATGTGGGAAGCTCCAGCTCTTGTTTCTAAAATGTTTAAAGTCAATAAAGAATTAGCGAGGGGAATTGTTGCGATTTGGATTTCGAAACAAGACGATTTTTATAAGAGGTCAAAATGATTGATATAAATTCTGCATTAGATAACGCTTCAAAAACAGCGTTAAAATTTGCTCAGTTAGATGGGGAAGCGCGAATGTTAGAGAAATTTGAAAAAGTTTTACTATCAGAGCTTGTCAATCAATCGAATGAATCTAGCGTTGCCAAGGCTGAACATTTTGCGAGACGGCATATTAAATATAAAGATCATATTGAAAAAATGGTTAAAGCTCGAACAAATGCTAATATTGTTAAGGCTGAGTGGGAAGCGATTCAAATGAGATTTGAGTCTTGGAGAACTTTAGAATCGACAAAAAGAGCGGAGATGAATTTGCGATGATTGATTTTTTAACGTATTGGTTCTGGCGAAAATGGAAAAGAAAAAAAAGAACGCCAAACATAATTAATAATGTTCGATTAGGTGGAACAGATCGAAGGTATAGGAAAAATTATTAAGAGTGCGAGTCTAGGTTCTCTCTCCAGATTCCCTAGCAGAACTGGAAACAGTTCCGCACTCACCAAAATTAACCCTTTACACTACGTAACAAAATGTTTATAATGGTTGTATAACAAATGGAGAGAGAGTTATGAAAAAAAATACTGCAATTAATATTTTAAAAAACAGAGCTAAAGACCATTATAACAAATCATTCGATTGGTTAATTGATCGAATGGACAAGGAATTTGAAAAAGTAAATTTTTGTCACGAAACAACAAATGTTGTCAAAGCCTATAGAATTTATAAGCAAGGAGAGTGACATGACTTACACAAACATCAAAACTAAAACAACTTGCTTTTGGATTGTAATTCCTTGTCAAGAATGTGAAGGGGAAGGGGTGTTGGCAGATCGACACCCCAATGACCCTAGTTGCCAATCAATTGAGTGCCATGTTTGTGGTGGCGAAGGGGAAGTTGAGGTGAATAATGGCAACAACTAAATTAGAGAAGGCTGTTGACAATTATGTTAATAGCCTAACTACCCAAGAATTGCGAGAATTTGTTTTTAACCAATTATTAGGCAATTTCGAAAATAAAAATCAGCTTAATGATTATTTATTTAATAAAATGGTAAATGAAGTAATTGATAAAAACAAACTTAAAATAAAATGAGCTATAAAGTTTTCCAAATAAGAACAACTGAGGTTGCTCCTTGGTTGTTAAATATTCATTATGCAAAACGCATTCCAAATATCATGTATGCTTTTGGTCTTTATATGCAAAATGAATTAGTTGGAATTGTAACTTATGGTAGTCCAGCTTCACAATCATTATGCAAAGGCATAGCAGGAAATGAATTTAAAAAAATAGTGTTAGAGTTAAATAGATTGGTTTTAAAAAATAATATTAAAAATGAAGCATCTTTTTTAGTATCTAATTCTTTCAAATTATTACCTAATCCATCAATTATTGTAAGTTATGCAGACACTGGGAAAAATCATACTGGATATGTTTATCAAGCCACTAATTTTATATATACAGGATTATCAGAAAAAAGAACTGAATGGAAAATGAAAAACAGTAATAAACATAGTAAAACGATTTGTGAACAATACACCTTAAAAGAAAGAAAAAATAATCCTGATAAATTTGAAGTTATAGATAGATCAAGAAAACATAGATATATTTACATTATTGGCAATAAAAAAGATAAAAAAAACATTATAAATAAATTAAAATATCCAAAGCTAAAATATCCCAAAACGCCAAACGAAAAATATTCCACCAATTTTAATATTCCGACACAACCTATTTTAAATTTAATTTAAACCTCAATCGTTATTTGTTTCATGTGAAACATTTTGCTCACCATCACAACAATCTAAAACTGGACGATGACAGCGAGGACATTCGTAATGGGATCGCACCATTACATAGCGTGTCCACTCCCCGCACCACGGACAATGCTCTTCTAAATTCAAAGGCATTTTTCTTCAAACCACCAAACAGGTAAAATTTCTGTGCCAGCAATGAGGACACAAATCTCGTTCCCTTGGCGAAGGGTTGCTGAAAATGTTGGGTTGTCTAAATTTTTATTTTTATAAATTTCAAAAAGTAAATGCGGATTATTTTTTAAAACCCCAAAAACATACTGTTCTTCACCCACTTGTTCTTGCCCTTGTTGGAACGCCTCTAGCGGCATACAAAACATAGGTAATAGTTTCTTTTGAAAACGCGGTTGTTCGCTATGTAAATAGCTTGGAAATAATAAGACAAATAATGTTACAAAATATTTCACGATAAAAATAATTTCCTCTCAGCCGCTCTCCTCAACACTAGCCCTTTGAGGATTTTGCCGCCAGCCCTACGCCATTTGGGGAACTCATCAGCTGCCCCTTCAAAATCTCCCCTGTTAATTTTTCTTCTCAGTGTACTTGACTGCAATCTCCCAGACCCCAGATTATAAACAAAGCTCTGCAACGCAGAATGTTCATTCTCATTTAGCTCTACTTTGATGAGTCGATCCACCGCTTTCTCGCTGTTACGGACCTCTCGTAAAAGTAGCTCTTCGGCCTCATCTTTAGTAATCGGGGGGTGAGATAGGGTGACACGACTGCCATCAAAGGACCAAGTAGAACCATATCCAATTGTATCTGCCACCCCACAAAAATACGGCTCAGAACGAAATCCTTCAAATGTTTTGATTAAATTTAAACCTATCTCATTTATTCTCATTTTTTCGCTCTACTGATAGCCCGACCTCCGAACCAGAATGCGATGACGGCTGCAAAGAGAGCTTTGGTGTCTTCATCCCAGACGGCATTGAGCGCATCCAATCCAGATACCCCGCTGGCAGTGAGAGCGAGATACGCGGAGATTTCAACGAAACAGAAGAGCAGGAAGAAAGCGTAAGTGATAACAGGACGAACAGAACCGCGCAAACCATCCACCCATTTAACCCCTGTCGGTTGCATCGATTTCTGTAATGCCTCAACTTCTCGAATATCCGCTTCAACATTGACCATTTCCAGTTTTTGTATTGCCAGTTCTTTTTGTTGTTTGATCTGCACTTCCATCACTGCAAGTTCGTGTTTTTTGTCGCTTTTGTCCTGGAAATAATCCATAACCTTTGGCAAAAAAGAAGTGCCAAATCCTAGCAAAGAACCTAAAAGGCTTAACATAATCAACTCCCTTTAATTCTAAATATCTAACAACTGCTATACCAATCATTTAGATTTTAATTCTTTAATAGCAGTTTCAATGTATTCTAATTTAACTGTATGCCTCTCAGACAATCGACTTGTCTTGTCCATAACATCTGGAGCCATCATTTTTGCGATGACATTTAACCGCTGCTCATTTGTTGCAATGCTGTTGTCTATTTTATCAACTCGATTATCTGACTCACGCAAGCGTTTTTCAACGTCTTTCAGCATTTCAGTTAATCTAGCTATTTGGCTCTTAGCTACTGCCGCCGCGCCAGCCATTGAGACAACAATGCCACCAATAGTTGCTAGGAGTTTTATGTCTACAGAACCATCCATTTTAGCAACTCTTGCAGTTTTTTAAAATTATCCACGCAATAATGCCAACGACTGACATTATAACTGTAATTTGCCATATAATTGTCCATAACTTTTTATAAAACAGCGCATCTTCACGTTTTTTCTTAGCTAAATATGCTTTAGCCTTTTCTTGTTGTTCTTTATGAACCTTTAATCTTTCTGCTCTTAACTTTAAAATTTCTTCCCAAGTTCCATCACCAAATTTGTTATTAATTTGTATTGATAAATTTAATATAGCACGATCTATTTTTTTTTGTTCCAGCACCTCTGACACCACTGCACTAATAGATGTATCTGAATCATCACCGCCTGTCTTATTAGCAATAGCCTTTTGCATTGCACTTTGCGGTTTATTCTGCGCATCCTTAACGTGCTGTTCTGCCTTATCTCTATGATGGAACAGGTTATCAAGATGCCCTGCAATCCCTTGGACATCCTCCGCAGTTTCCAAGGCTGACTTACAAACCTCAATACTCTTTTTTGCTAGGGCAAACCCAGCCGCGATGGTTATGGGATCGACCATTAATTAATACCCCGCGCTTTATCTTTTAATTTTTCAACATCGCCTCTTAAAATTTTCACATCTTCTCGCAGGCGTTTAATGTTTACTCCATTGGAAAGCCCAGCCTCAATGCGCTCTTGTATTTTCTCTTGCGCTTTAGCCAACGCCTCAATTAAAAGAAATTGTTCTTGATCACTTGCACTTGTCCCTAACTGCCCTCTAGGATGAAGAACTCGAAATTCATTATTTTTTTCGATATCAATTCGCAAGCTACTTAGTCCATTTTTGAGGTCTTTACGCACCAGCTGTTCATTCGTTTCTAATCTATTTAATCTTTCTACAACGCCAAACCAGCCCCACACGCCAAGCGCAATTGCAGTTATTATGCTTAATAAATTACGAATGGGTAAAGTTACAGCAGAGGTATCGCTCACGCTAATATTATCTGCCATTTATTTATTCTCCTAGATGCTCAACTGGAAGCCATTTTTCACCTGTTGCGCCACCATCATATTTTCTTAGCTTTAGCTTTCCTTGCTTACATTCCCATCTTGCTCCAACGTGCATCTTGCCTTGAGAGCGCAATATTTTACGCTTTACTCTAAGACATTCTGCCATACCCCCTCTGGGCGTGTACTCCTTCAACTGGCCTGACAAAAACATATGCAGAATCCAGCCAGCAAAAACCTTTTCTTCTGAATGAGAAGAATTAATCTTGCCAAAACATATGATAAATAATAAGACCAATAATAATAATTTTGCCATAGTCTATATTCCAAATTTCAGATCGGCCACCAAAAGTGTTTTCCCACCAGCGTAAAATCTTGTCCATCCTTATCCCTTCCAAATTATTCCAGATAACAAAAGAATTATAGCTCCAGCCGAACTCATTAACACTAGTTCAATACGTTTTAATCTGCCTGTTACTGACTGCCATCGTTCCTGGCAGACAGATTCATGGGTCTTTAGATGGGCAGAAAATTTAGCTAAATCTTTTCCCAATAATGCTAAATCTTTTGATATTTGTTCTCCAAATAATTTAGGTTGTTTCATTCTTCTAACTCAGGCCAATCATACAAAATACCTGTTGTTGTAAAACTTCCATCATCATTTGCTATGGTTTTAATAAACAAGGCTTCTATTGCATCGGTATCTGCCGCATTATCAATTGCGGTTTCCATCTCTGTTGCTTTTGTTCTTATTGCATCTCGCCACGTTTGGATATTAGAAGGAATTGCTGTGCCTTTATCAGATTTGCGAATAATTGCCCAATCTGTTTGCGCTAATAAAGACTTTTGCGTTGATTTTATTTGTTGTTTTAAATTTGATTTAACGCCTATTTTAACAACTACACCGCTTTCACTTGTGTCATCTAAATCTAAAGCAGTAGAGTTAACACTTCCATCTGCATTATGAAATGAACTATATAATTCTTGATTAGGCAATGGCTGTAACACAATTTCTTCAATTCCAGCCGCTTTTCTTTCTTCCATTGACCACAATCCCCAAGTGCTAGGGTGTTGAATACCTTCATCAGAAACCCAACTTTGGCCTAAGTTAATGGTTTTACTTCCAGCTTTAAAAATTGAAGACATAATTAAAATCCTTTATTATTAATTAATTTTTTCTGTGCCATTATTTTGCTCTGTTGTTTCCAGAAAATGGAGATTCTGCGAAAGCTGCATATAAAACTGGTGCGCCAGACGTATTTACATCACCCCAGGTTGATCTGATTTTAAATCCATTCCCTAAAAAATCGACAACTCCACCAGATCCTGAACTACTTTCAGCCGCATTTTGATCAAATCCCATTGGATAGACTGTACCTATACCTCCAGCGGGATTGGCCGTCATCCGACCATTGTCCCATACATACGGAGATCCGTTTACATTTCCATCACCTCTGCGCTTAACCCACAGAAAGGCTGGTTTAAATCCTGTATATACAAATGGGCCATCAGCGTTTCCGTTTCCAGTATACAAACCAAAGCGGCTAAATCCCTCAATTTCTGAGAATGCATACGCTACATAAGTTGAACTGGATTTATTAATAAAATCATGGGTTCCTACACCAATAACAGTGCTGGTTGCTGGTGTGGCTCCCCATATTCGATCATCTGAAAAAGCAGCCTCATATTGGTTATAACCCAAATATTGATACCCTCTATTAAAATTAGAAAAATTCTGATGGTGCATGATTGCACTAACTGTCGTGTTGCTTCCTCGACATTTAATAAAAATCCATCGAGGGATGCTAGGAAGTCCATGAGTAATTGTGCTAATCGCTCCTGTTCCTGTGTAAGTTAAACAACAAACCCCTGCATCCGTGTTAACAGCCCTAACAATATCTGTTGTAGAAGAGTCCGATGTTTTAGTCATACCACCTGATACAGTTGCAGATGCTGGTAACTTCCAATTGTAGGATACAAAGCTCTCTGAGGAAGTGTTTACTTCATCATCTGTCCCTAATGTGAATCCATCCGAATCAAATGACTTTAAACTTTGAGCATCTGTAGCTTCAACTGGATTTCCACTTGAATGATTAGCATACCAATATTTAGTTGCTCCTCTTACAGAATCAAACACAAGCCAATTATCTGTTGCGTCCCGATTTTTAATTATGGTAATTCCAGGCTGAAACGCTAAAGAAGATATTTCTAATTCACTGCCTGTTCCTTCATATATAGCCGCTTTAAAATGTGCTTCTGGATCAAATTCTAATGCTGTCATGTTGGCTGTGTTTAAAGTTTTGAAACCAGTTGGAGGTGTGTAAGCAAGACCAGATTGACCTGCATTTAAAGTTATTGTGCAAGCTGAACCATACCCAAGAACAGGAGTGTAATCCGTGTCTGTCAAGTCACTATAGGCTTCGTTTGACCCTGCGGCTGGATCACCCGATGCTTGCCAAGTATTGTTTATCCCCCACCAAATTTTATTGTTGTCAAGATCCAACGCTACTTGAAGAATATCATCCGCACTTGCGCTACTGCCGTAGGATGTGCCAGAACCATCTTTCATTTTTTGTCCATTGTATGGATTGTAATAATATATGCCTGTGGAGTTTAAATTAGCAGACCTGTCTAAACTACCATAGTAACTTCCTTGGATGACGCCTGTACTACCTAAGTTAGTTCCAGCAAGTTTAGTTTCCCAATACCATTTACCACTAGAAAGTCTGGCAATAGAAAACTCAGCGGCATAATCAGCAACATATACAGCCTTTAAATTACCTTCAGAAATTGTTGCGTCACTATTTCCACCTATGTTAACCGCTTCTGGATTAATTACAGCATAATTTCCTACATCATTATCAGCGTCATTAGTCGGGCTATCTTCTACTTGATTTGCTGCAACAAGATTATTAACAGTAAAATTATTGCTATTGCCTGACGTATCCGCACCTAAAGCACTTGAATCAGAAAAAGTTAAATGAAACCCATTATTTCCAAAACCACTTGATGGAATTTGAATAGGTGACCAAATTCCTAAATCACTAGTTTCTCCAAAACTATCTGGCCCTAAAGATTGACCATCGTACATAGCAAATTCTGCTAAGTAACCATTAAAATATTTTTGAGTAGCCCCATTCCAACCAATGCGCTCAATTCGGCCAGATGCTAACCACCTAGTATAATCATAATTTTGTGCAGGGAACGAGCCTGACAATGTTAATTGTGACCCATTAATGTAAATTCTAATTCTATTAGTATCGGTGCTTTGGGTAGAATCTATCCTTAAAACTAAATGCCACCAAGTCGAAGGATCGCGGAATTGATTAACCGCTGTCATTACATAAGTAGAGCCTTCAATTCTAAAAGCTAGTTTATCATCATCTTGAGTAAGAGCTATTCCATCTTCGTCAGGACTACAGCAAAAAATATATCCATCGTATGTTGTATCCGTTATTTCTGCTCTTTTAATCCACACAGACATCGTTGAGGTTCTTGAGCTTGTAGGCGCACCAGAAGGTGTACGACTTAAATTGTCTCCAGCCCCATCAAATAATGCTGATTGAGATATAACAAAACCACCAGCACCCCCTGCGCTTCCAAACCATGTCGGTGACCATACAGGCATTAGCTGAACGCCAACTGAGCTGCGCCTAACTGAATAGACCCAGAGGCTTTAACAAAGTATGGAATAACATCAACAGCATTGGCTGCTGTAGAAATCGTTAATCCTGACCCACCAGCCGTTTCATAATCTGTGCCAAGGCTTAAAGTTCTTGACCCTGTGCCATCTTGAATTATGACAATAACCCCTGATTGACCAACATTCTCTGTTGTTGGATTGTCAAGAGTAACATTTCCTGTAAACGTCAAAATATGATTTTGATATGCGTTAAAATCTAAAGTAACATTACCAGTGTTTGACGTATCTGTATTTGTAGCACCTAGTGCGGTTTTTCCAAATGTTGTTATTTGGTTTTCATCAATAGAAATAGCTGGCGTTGTGCCGACAGTTGACCCTAATCCTATTATTAAATCATCGGCACTGTCATCTAGTCCCATGTAATAATCTTGAGCATTTCCGTCAAAAACTATTTTTGTATCTACAGCCGCACCATCACCAATTGTTACAGAATCATCATCAAGTGTAACAATTGCATTTGTGCCTACAGTTGAACCAACGCCTAACACTAACTTGTCTGCGCTATCATCAAGACCCATATAAAAGTCTTTTGCATTGCCATCAATTACTAGTTTAACATCAGTTGCGGAGCCAGCCCCTAATGTTAAATCTCCATCAAATTTTACATTCCCTGCGTCCACCCATAACGCATAGTTACTGCCT